AGGCAACGTTGTCTACGATGAAAAAGGAAAAATCAAACGAGAGCCTACTCTCCTGCAAAAGGGTTGGGAAAAAATTAAACCATTAGTTATGCCGGGAGCTCCGACTGATTACAGAAGCCAGACACCTTTACCTCCAACACCAGGAGTAAATCCACAACTTGCACAGGCAAGTACACAAAATGTTTTACCAACAGGGTTGACACATACTGAGACTGCTTTATTGTCGAACGAGGAAAAAGCTATGCGACTAAGACAAAGGGGGCAGGCTTAATGGCCAAGGAACCTAACACAGTTAGCGAGCACATCATCGCTTTATACGGGCACATCAAAGGTCTGAAGCGAGAAATATTTTCCATCAAACAAAATCACCTGAAACATATGCACACTGACATCGATAGACTGCATGATAAAATGGACCGGTTTCTATACTGGTTACTCGGTGGACTAGGAGCTATTGTTCTAGCTTTACTAACAACGTCCTTGTAATTTTTTTTAAATATATTATATTAGTTGTGGGTGCTTTGGAAAGGCCCACTTTATTAACTGTCTAACAAGGAGGTTAACATGACCAATAAAGCATTATCCATATTTAATCAATTAAGACCCGTATCGGTAGGATTCGATAGCATCTTCGATCATTTCGAAAGAATGTTTGATAACGAAGTCGGACTTACTCAGCAGCTTACGGTAAACTATCCACCTTATAATATTGTTAAGACTGGAACGTATACTTACAACATAGAAGTTGCGTTGGCAGGCTACAATAAGAAGGAGATATCCGTAGAGTATGCAGATGGTGTCTTAAATATTAAGTCTATCAAGGAAGCAAAATCAGAAGATAAAAAAGGAGTGATTCATAAAGGTATCGCGAAAAGATACTTTTCAAAATCTTTTACCATCGCTGACGATGTAAAAATCGAAGACGCTGAACTAAAAGATGGATTACTTAAAGTGTCTTTAATGAAGATAGTTCCTGAAGGCAAAAAGCCAAAAACAATAACTGTAAAATAAGGGATATCTAAAATTACAACGCCTCGCGCGTATGTCCTACATTTTATAAGATTAAATCCAGGCTTTAAGTTCTTCGCCCATAATTTCAGTGGCGATGTTCACTTTCTTGCGGAGGGCTTTGACGATTTTTTCGTCAATAGTATCTTCCGCAAGGATATCAATATAGGTCATTGGTTTTTTCTGACCGATTCTATCAATTCTTGCTTCGGATTGCTGACGTTTCTCTAAATCATATCCATTAGAATAATAGATCATAGTCGATGCGCCTGTAAGGGTAATTCCATACCCGCCGGTCTGTGGTGTTCCTACCAGGAATCTTACTTTACTTTCTGGATTCTGTATTTCTTTAATTGCTTTCTGTCGATCTTCAACTGTTGTATCACCATAGTAGGTCATCACAGATCCTGGGTATTCCTTCTCAATTTCTCTTACAATCGTGGCGATATCATGACGCCAATGAGCCCAGATAATGGCCTTTCCTTCGACTTCTTCTAAAAGATCCATAAGCTCGGTGATACGGTTATTTTTAATTTCTTGCATAGAACCATCATCTGCTTTGAAATGGCCGCAGGTAATTTGCTGTAATCTCATAAGTTGAGTAATGACATTCACAGTTGTTATCATTTTTCCTTTCAGTTCAGCAAGCGCCATAGATTTCATTTGCTGGTAGACTCTTTTCTGTTCTGAAGTTAATTGAATAACTCTTTTCATGTAAGTTTTAGGTGGTAAATCCAAACAGTCATCTTTCAAAACTCGATAAGAAAATGGTTTAAGTTTTTCAGACAATTCTGCAAGATTGTGATAACCCACAACAATATTAACAGATCTCCCATTAAAATTAGCTGTTCTCATAACAGCATATCTTGTTCTAAAACTATAATAAGAAGCATGATCTAATAAGAAAGGATCCAGGAAAAAACATTGTGTATATAAGTCGAGTGGTGATTTAGTAACCGGCGATCCAGTTAAAATTCTTCGATATTTACTTAATTTAGATAATTGAAGAATATTTTTGGTTCTTTTGGCCTGCGGATTTTTAATCGTTGTCGATTCATCGACAGCAAATAAGGTTCTTTTGACATTTAGAAACTGACGAGCAGCTTCAAGGCCTTTTTTAGTTGATAAAGCCTCAACATTCATAATGAAAATATGTAATTTAGTGTAATCAACCTTAAAAAGAGAATCACATTTGCGCTTTTGCTCTTTAGTAATAAGAGACTTCCATAAAACAACATTTTTTTCAATATGATCTACCAGATGTATAGGAATTTCAGAATCATACCAGTTCTTGTATACGCCTTTTGGCGCCACAATTAAGACACTATCTATTTTACCTTTATCATAAAGCATGGCAATATTATCCAGTAGTACTTTCGATTTACCCGTTCCCATTTCCATGAAATAAGCAAAAACTTCCTTATTCCAGGACATTTCTAATGCCTTTAACTGATGCGCATACGGTTTCGTTTTAAATTTGTAAAACATAATTTCTTTCTATTGACATGTATACAATAAAGTCCTATATCTTGTCAAGAAAGTTATGAGTGAATATAAAGACATAAAAACTAGCGAACCTATTGTTTACGTTTTACAGGAATTACCAGGAACAAGTACCGGTCGTCCTAAGTTTAATATCATGGGCGCCTTGAAATATGGCAAACTGAAAGTTCTTTTAAAAGAGAATACACAAATCGTTTTAAGTCCCGGACCAATCATATTTGAATTGAGGCGACTGTTAAAAAATTATACGTCCAAAGATTTTTTACTTTTATCAGGAGATCCATCAGTGATTGGCATTGCCGTTGCCATTGTATCTGATATAAATAACGGCAGATTCAATTTACTGAAATGGGACAGACAGGAGAAAGTGTATTATCCGTTAGAAATAAATTTATACGAGAAAGGGAAAATAGATGAATAATATAGATTTTGAAAAAGACCGAGTAGACTCAATAACACAGATAGATCAAACAAAAAATCTATCCGATAAAGTAATTGAATTAAGAAATTTGGAAGATCAAGTTGCAGCTTCTGAAAATCACACAAAAGATTTAAAAGAGAAAGCCAAGCAGCTTTCTAATTTTGACATTCCTAAAATGATGCAAGAAATGAATGTCACGAAACTAAAATTAAAAGATGGTGCTTCAATAGAAGTAAAACCATTTTATGGCGCCCATATAAGTCCTGACAAACAGGAAGCGGCGTTTAACTGGCTTCGAGAAAACGGCCTAGGAGACATTATTAAAAATGATGTCACTGTTACCTTTGGTCGTGGCGAAGACAACAAGGCAATGGCTTATGCTACCCTTGCAAAAGGTCAGGGCTATGAACCCATCCAGAAAATAGGGGTTCATGCTCAGACACTTAAAGCGGTGGTTCGCGAGCGTACTGAATCTGGACAGGAAATGCCCGCGGACCTCTTTAACACGTTTGTAGGTAACCAAACAAAAATAAATAGGAGAAACTAGAACATGGAAACTAGAAACGAGAAGCAAGTAGCTAAAAGACAGGAAGCAGGTCTGCCATCAGACGCTCTGTTTGAAGCGGACGCTAAGAAAGGTTTTGAAAACGTAGATCAAGAAAGTATTGCTCTACCAATTTTAAAACTTCTACAAAACGGATCAGCAGAAGCACAAAGAAAACATGCTAATTATGTTGAAGGTGCTGACCCTGGTATGTTTTTCAACACAGTGACAAGAAAACTGTACGATGGAGAAAAAGGAATACATGTTATTCCTTGTCACTATAGATTAGAGTATCAAGAATGGGCCGACTTCGGCACAGGATCAGGAAGACCGGAAAATATATTTCCTGGTAATAGTGATATTCTTTCTAAAACATCAAAGGATGCTATGAATAAAGACAGATTACCAAACGGTAATTATATTCAAAAGACTGCTCAACATTTTGTCATTATATTAAATGAAAAATCGTCTGAAACAGCTTTGATATCAATGTCTTCAACACAGGCAAAGATTTCCAGAAAATGGAATTCAATGATGATGAGCATCACGAAAGATGGAAAAGACGGCCCTTATACGCCGCCACCTTTCAGCCATATCTATAAGTTATCTTCAGTAAAAAATACTGGAAAAGGAAACGAATGGTATGGATACAATATACAAAAGATATCGGAAATAACTGATGTCAATCTCTACAAAGGGCAAAATCATTTTATGAAAGTTGCCGTAGAGTTGATCAGGCGAACGGTAAAACATCATAAGTTTCCACACCGGTTGGAGAAGTGGGCGGGGGAGTCCGAGAGGGGAAGCCGCCCCTACAAAATTATGATGAAAGAATTTAAAGATATATTTGAAGGTTTAAATAGTGCTTACGGTCAAACAATACTAAGCAATATTTATTCAGACAACGGCAAGCAAAAAACTAAGTCTTTTACCGTCAAGAAACCTGTCACAGATGAGTTATGGAAAAATCATCTTGAAGGTAAAGAACCTGGTCTAGGCATTGTCCCAATCAATGAAGACAACAAATGTAAATGGGGTTGTATTGATATTGATGAATACAATTTCAATCATAAAAAACTCATAAAAATATTAAAACAAAAAGTCTTACCACTAATAATATTCAGATCAAAATCCGGAGGAGCTCATTTATTCTTGTTTACAAAAGAACCTGTAGAAGCTTCTTTAATGAGATTAAAATTAAAACTAATTGCAGCTCATTTAGGATATTCTTCAAGCGAAATTTTTCCTAAACAGGAATACATTTTAGTTGACAGAGGAGATACAGGGAATTTTTTAAATTTACCTTATCACCGAGGAGATAACACAACAAGATATGCTTTTCTCGAAAATGGAGATGCCGCTAACCTAAATGAGTTTATAGAATTACATCAAAAAAATAGCTTAACTAAAAAACAATTAGAAAATTTACATATAGAAACAAAGAAACAAGTAAAAAATGGTTCAGTGACAGATGGACCCCCTTGTCTGCAGACGCTTTGTTCAGAAGGATTTCCTGAAGGAAGTAGAAACGATGGCTTATATAATATTGGAGTTTATTTAAAAAAAGCTAAACCGGATAATTGGAAAAAAGAAATAGAAGATTACAACAATAAATATATGAAACCACCTTTAAGATATCAAGAGGTGGAAACAGTGAGAAAATCATTAGATAAAAAAGACTATCAGTATAAATGTAAAAGTCCTCCTATATGTAATTTCTGTGATTCAATGACCTGCCAGACTAGAAAATTTGGAATAGGCAAAGGAAATTTAATGCCAGAACTTACAAACTTAAGAAAATATACTTCTGAACCTCCTTTATGGTTTTTAGACGTTAATGGTAAAACTGTGGAAGTTGATACTGATACTTTATACAAATTTGATGAATTTTCAAAAGCATGTATGGGACAGATTAACATTCTCCTACCTCATATTGGACAAACCATATGGAAAAAGAATCTGTCAGAATTATTTCCTAAAACAGACAATGATGAAGAATTTTTCATACAGGCTCCTGAAAGTTTAAAACCTGAAAACATATTAAGGGAATACCTAGAAGATTTTATAACAGATTCATATAAAGGAGAAAAATTAGAACACATCTGTAATGGATCTGCTTTTTCTGAAGATGGCACAAGCTATTTTAAATTTAAAGATTTTTGGAAATTTTTAAAAAATACAAATGAATGGACAATAAAAAGAAATGTTACAGTCCGTTTATTGAAGAAAAAATTTAGCGTAGTAGAAGATAAAGTGTATCCAAAAGTAAATGACAAAACAATTGAAGTTCGAGTCTTTAGAATACCAGAACCTGTAGCGAAAGAAGTTGATACTAAGGCTCCAGAAATAGAGAAAGCTAAATGGCAGAAGAAGTAAAAAGAACAAAAATTCCTGGTCCTCCAGGAACAGGGAAAACCTATCGTTTAATTGAAGGACCAAACAGTTATCTTAGACAAGAATTGAGGAAAGGAACACACCCCTCAAAAATAGCTTATTTAACTTTTGGAAAAGACCCAACAGAAGAAGTTCAAAGAAAACTAGCAGACATTATAAAAGAATTTCCACAATATAAATTAGATAAAGACTTTACTTTCTTTTCTACTATGCACGCTATGGGAAAAAGAAATAATACAAAATTTACAGGAAGCAATTTATTAACTGGGAAAGAGTGGAACGGATTTAAAAATTATATCTGCAAGAGCCATGGAAATAATTATTTTAGCAAATTTCCTTATGATGAAAAAGAAAATGACGATGGAATCATGACTTTCGGGAATCAATATTTAAAGGCTGTTAATCTTTCTAGATGTAGAAAAAAATCTCTCAGAGAACAACACAAAGAAATGCTGACAAGCCATCCTAATTTTAAATACTCTAAGCTAGAATTTTTTAATAATCATTTAATCCAGTATAAAAAAGATAAAAAAATGTTTGATTTTACTGACATGATTGACTTGTTTGAGAAAGACAAAATAATGAACAACTTAAATCTGGAAGTAGTTTTTCTAGATGAAGCTCAAGATTTAAATCCTTTGCAATGGGATATGTTTTTTTACATCGAAAAACATTGTCAGAGATCTTATATTGCAGGAGATGATGATCAAACTATTTTTAAATTTCAAGGCGCAGATCCCACTCCTTTTATTAATTTAAAAGGATTCGTCGACGATAAGGAAACTACACTCTCAAGGAGAGTACCTAAAAAAGTTTTTGATCAAGCAAAAAGAATATTAAACTGTATAACAACAAGAATGCCTAAAAAATGGGAACCAAAGGGGGAAGAAGGAGACTTTATAACTAACCAATTGTTTCATAATCTAGATTACAGCAAGGGACAATGGTTTTTATTATTTAGATGGAAAAAAGATAATTTAATAGTTAAAAAGGTCAAAGAACATTTTTACAGAAAAAACATTTACTTTGATAAAGGCAATAATCTTTTACCACCGAAATTAGTAAGAGCATTAACAGTGTGGAAAAAATTAAATAACAACGAAGCAATACGAGGAGAAGAAATAACTGATATTTGGAACTATATGAGTGGTAAAAAAATTAAGCCAAAAGGTGAAAATTTAAAAAAATTAAAAAAAGCAAGAAACGAGCAGCTTACTTTAGAAGATTTAATGGCTGAATATGGTATACTAAGTAAAGGTAAGTGGCAAGATTGTTTTGATCTCATAAAAGATTTGGGGCAAATTAGTTATATTGAGAACGTAGAAAAAGATTTAAATCCAAAAGAAAAAGCAAGAGTTAGAATTAGAACTATTCACGGAGCCAAAGGAGATGAAGCAGAAAATGTTGTCATTTTTCCGGACATGCCAAGACCTGCCTGGAAAAGTGCGGAAAGAGATCCAGACACAGAACATAGGATGTGGTTTGTTGCTGTAACTAGAGCAAAACAAAAAGTATATTGGTTAAACCCTGAAACAGAACATTATTATAGAATTGGAAATAGGAGGATAGCATGAGTGTATGGAAAAAACAGGTCGGCGGAAAACACTATCTCAAATATAAAATTCAGCCAAGTCGCTTTGTCGTCGAGAATAAGTTGCTTTATCCTGAAGGATGCGTTATTAAATACATCTTAAGACATCAAGATAAAGGAGGAAAGCAAGATTTGTTAAAAGCTAAACATTTTATAGATATGATTATTGAAAGAGATTATAAAGACGAGAAAGAAAAACAAGAAACATGGGTAGAGGGATACAAAAAGTGGAAAGCAAATAAATAATGCAAAAACCTTTATTTAAAGCTCAAACAGAATGGGTCGAGCCAGAAACATTTCCTGATCTAACCAACCGTCAAGAAGTCGCAATCGATTTAGAAACTTCAGATCCAGATTTAAAAACAAGAGGATCCGGATCCATTATTGGAAATGGAAAAGTAGTAGGTGTAGCTGTAGCCACCGAAGGTTACCAAGGGTACTTTCCGTTCGATCATGAAGGCGGAGGTAACCTCGAAAAAAGTAAGGTAATTCAATGGCTTAG